AAGGTGTTGCGGACGTTCAAGCTCGCGGTGGCTGGCTGATGTATATCGCACCCGGCCTTCTGGATCGGCGGCTTCAGTTCTTCACGCGAGCGGAGGACGGGGCCGACGGCTTTGCCCGCCCGGTCTATACGCGGGTCGGGACGTACTGGGGACGCATTGACGCGATGTCGGACCAGTTCACACCTGCCGGTTCACCGCAGGGGCATATTGATAGCCGCACCTCGCTGGTGGCGACGGTTGCCGATTACGTCGATGTGAACCCGTTCGGCATTGTCAAGGACGAGAACGAGACGCCAATCTACTTTGTGCGGGGCGTGATTGAGTTGCGGCAGTTGATGTGCAAGCAGTTGACGTTGGAGGAGGTGGACCCCACGACCTACGGCCTGTTCACAGGGTCGGACCCAGATAGCGTGGCGGACGGGGTGCATCTCATCAACCCAGCGGCGGATGCGTTTTCTTCAGGCTTTGACGAGGGCTACAGCTAATGGCGGAAACTCCGAAGGTACTCTCTGCGCTTCTCGCGCAACTCCCGGACAACACGACGGGCCTCATTTCGCCCGAGGACATCCGTGACGCGGTGGTCTCGCTGTTCCCAAGCCGAGGTCAGGTTGATCTGCAATCCACGGCCCAGACCACGTTTGCCACCACCAACACCTACGTCAAGCTCGCTGGTACGACGGCGCTTGACACCTCGCTTGGGCAAGATGGCTTCTCGCAGGTTTCCAACAACGAAATGCGAGCGACCAAAGCCGTCAATCAGGTCTTGCTTGTCACGGCAAACGTTGAGCTAGTGTGCGCGTCAAACAACAAGACCTTCGGCATCACGATTGCCAAGAACGGCACGCCCCTTGCCAATGTTCACGTGTCTGCGATCCTTGCCGACTCCAACGAAGGCTATGGGTTTTCCGTGACCGGACTCATCCCGACGGTGCTGAACGACACCATCTCGATCTACATTCGCAACGAGACCGACACCACGGCGGTCACGGCGGTAGCGTTGGCGCTCTCTGCCGTGGGGTTCATCCGCTGATGGACGCTCGCCTGATCTGCGGACAGGACGTGCGGCGGTCGGGCATCTGGCCTACCGACGAGGCGCGGATTGAGGCGTTCATCCAGCGGCACGGCGGGACGCTCGAAGCGGCTCCGGTTGGGGATGCGGCGGTCATGCTTCGCTGGACTTCGCTTGAGGGTGAGTGCAAGACGGCGACCGGCATCACGGCGCGGGAAGCCCTGCGGAAACTGCAAGCGGAGATGGCATGAGCGTCAAAGTCACGGACCTCTCGCCGCAGTTCTTGAAGCAGTATCGGGACGCCTCGCGGATGGCGCTCGATGCGGCGGCGGCATTGTACGAGGGGAACGTGAAGAAGCGGTTCTTTCAGGGCTACTACACCAGCCAAGCCTTCCGATCCACGGCGCAGGTGGCCCAGCATATCAGCCGAGAGGCGCCCGTGTTTCGTGGCGGGGGCTGGTTTAGCATCGTCGGTATCCCCGACGGCGAGCTTGCCAAGCCACGCGGCAAGAAAGCCAAGCCGCCCAAGAAGCCCACGACGGTTGGCAAGATTGCGCTGGCATGGGAGCTTGGGCATCACAACATCTTTACGCGACGTTGGGAGCGGGTGCCAATCTTCAAGCCCGTGGCGATTGACTCCGCGAAGGCGATGATTGACACCTACAACCGCGTCCTGAATCGCTACATGGAGCGCGGGAGAGCCGTCCGATGACCCTACCGACCTACGTTGTACCGGGCAGTCTGTCCCTTCCGTCTACGGCCTCCACGGTCCAGATCTACGCGACCCTGCGCCAGTCCTTGCTCGAGTACGTCAGCCCAAGCGGGAGTCGGCTTGAGGACATCATCGGCACCCGCGCTTACGTTCGGGCGGCTCCCGCCTCGCCGCTGTTCCCGTACCTGACCCTTCGCTTGGACCGCACCAGCCTCCCGGCCTACAACGGCTACCGCGAGACCGCCATCCTCGAAGTGCAGGGGGTTGGCAAGCCCGAGTCGCAGTTGGCGATGGTTGAGTCCGCTATTGACATCGTGGATCAGTTCTTGACGGGGTTCAACGATGCGCGGTCGGGGCTGATGGTTGGGCGATCGCGGACGCGACAGACGGTCCCGATGCTCACCGATCCCGCCGACTCCTCGGTCGTGGCGGTCATTGCCAATTACGAAATGTTCCTCTGGCCCCGTGTGTTGACCGAGCGGGCTGATTAGATTCCCACCACCACCCTCCGTAGGATAGACCTATGACTGCTCCGCTGACTGGCTACACCTCCGCTCTCCCGAGCGACATCCTCCTCGACTCTGGCGTCTTGTACGTCAGTTCCACCGTGTTCGGCGCCTTCGCTGGCGGCATCAAGTTCGACCCCGGCGTGACGTACCGAGCCGCTGACTTTGACGGCAAGCGGTCGCCTGTCAAGGGCCTCGACCGCGTGACGATGCGGATGCCGAAGATCTCTGGCACCGTGATTCAGCTTTCGACCACCAACGTTGGGCAGGTGGAGCCGGGTGCGGCGACTGCCGTGACGGGCGCGTGGACGGCCTCGACCTCCTACGCCCCCAAGTCGGCGGGGCAGTTGCTCGCCTCGGGCGATTACCTCTCCGATGTCCGTGCCATCTGGCAACGCGGCGGGGCGACCGCTTCGGCTGGGAGCTATGTGCAGGTCCGCTTCCCGTCGGCGCTCTGCACCAAGTACGACATCACCGGGCAGGACGGGGCGGAGATTGCCATCGCCATCGAGATCGAGGCGCGGCTTGACCCCACCCTCTCGGGCTTCACGGCGATCGGCTCGGCTCCGTTCCGCATTGAATACCTCACCTCTGTCTGATAAGGACTGATGATTAACCTCGACGAGTTGGTGAACCCGGCACGCCTACCGCGTGTGACGCTGTTCGGACGAGAGATTGTCGTGCGCCCCTTGACTGGGGCGTCGGCTCACAAGATCGCCGCGCTGTCCACGCAGGACGGCGCTGGCGATGTGATGCTTGGGGCGTTGCTGGAAGTCGTGCGGTCGAGTTGTCCTGACCTGACCGCCGATGAGGTGGACGCTTTGACCGTGGATCAGATTGCCGCGCTTATCCAGTTGAGCCGCAATCAGGTATCCGAGGTCGAGGCGATGCTCGCGGAGCGGTCGGAAAAAAACTGACCGAGGCGACGGGGCAGTCGACCGTCGCCGTGCCGTGGGACGCCGAGCAGTTCGTGCGGCGGGTGGTGGTGGAGGTGTCGCGGGATACGGGGCAACCCGTCCGCGTGGTAGCGGGGGAGTCGTTTGCGATAACGCTGTGGATGTGGGCGGAGTTGCGGGCGATGGCGAAAGAAGCGACGGTCGAGCGGATGGGGGAGCGGACGGATCTGGCAGGGCAGGTTGCCATCGCGTTCCATCAGCCACAAGACTTGCAGAAGATGGAGATGCGGTACCTGAAGGCGGCGGGGCAGTTGTCGCAGATGTTTGACCAGACGCGGGAGCGGCTGACGGCCCTGTCTCAACGGATGGCGCAAGCCGTCGTAAAGGAGTAAGTCATGCGGGTCTTTTCCGTTGAGATGCTGGTCAAGGAGGAAGGAGCCGCGACGGTACAGGCGGCTCTCAATCGCCTGAAGAAAGAAACGCAGGCGGTTGCCAATGACATGAAGGTGACCGCGCAGGCCGTGACGAATACCGGCAATGCGATGCAAGGCGCGGCGGCAAAGACGCAAATCGCAGGGGACCGAGCGGCGAAGGCGGCGATTGGATTTGCGGCAGTCGGCAATAGCTTGGCCCGCACCGGCTCCATCACGGCAGATATGGGGACGCGCATCGTCGAGGCGGGATCGCAGATTTCGATGATGTTCGGCCCATCCGGTCTGGCAGTTGCGGCCTTGCTTGGATTTGCGAGTGCCGCGATTACGTCATTTGTCAGGGCTGGCAACGAAGCGAAGAAGATGGCGGAGGAAACCAACAAGGCGCTCCGTGAGATGGTGCTGGCTGGCGATGTGGCGCAAATCACCAAGCGGTTGCGAGATGTGCAGGACGGCCTGCTCGACCTGACCTCTGGCGAGTTTACTGGTGGCCTTGACGATTTGCGAAAGCAATACATTCAGCTTCAGCAGACCATTGCGAATACGACGGCGGCAGATGTTGGGCGTCGGAGAACCGCACAAGAATCTGCGGCACAGCGGCAACGCATCACCGACCTCCGCGACCTTGAGCGTCAAATCCGTTCGCTTGAAGCCACCGAACGATCGTTGTTGCGAGCGCGTGAATTGGCTGGTCGCTTTGCACCCACGGTTGCGGCGGCGGCTCCTGCAATTGCCGCCGTCACGCCAACACTTGCGGCACTTCCAAGTCGGATGCCAACCGAGGTGCTAGCTCGCATCAACCGCGACTTTAGCGATTTGTTGAAGGTGCAGATTCCCGAGGCCATCGCACCAGCGGTGGTGGACTTGAGCAATACCATTTATGGGCAACTAGCGCAGGGCATTAGCGGAGCCATCTCGGGTGGCATTACCTCTGGCTTCCAGATGGCGTTAGCATCTGGCAATATCGGTGAGGCGTTCCGAGCGATGGGACAAGCAATCGTCTCTAGTTTGGCAAGCGCAATGGTCAATGTGGCGTTAGCGGCAATCCAGTTCGGTACGCTGATGGAAAAGATTCGTCTCTTTATGATGGCGAACCCAGCCCTTGCCGTTGCATCTGCGGTGGCGCTTTTGACCATTGCGAAGTCAATGGGTGGTGGTGCAACTGGTGCTGGCATGGGAGCCATTGGGACGGCGGGTGGGTTGTCCTACACGCCGATGTCGGCGGCGGCTCCGATGTCGCCCACCCAGCTTATCTTCGGGCAGACCTCGGCAACCACGGCGGCTGGCATGACGCCTCGGCAGTCAATGAACGTGACGGTGATTGGCCCGAACGATCCATCGGCCCAGCGAGCGATACAGGAACTGATGACGAAGGCGAATAGCCGTGGGAGGGTGGGCTGATGGCAACCATCACGTTTACAGACGGCACCGGTGCCGCGACGCTCGATAACAGCACGACCGGCATCAGCACGGGGGTCGGCTCGCGGTTCGCGGACTGGACGCCGTTTCAGCGTCCGATCGGCCCTCGGGTTCCTGCGCTTGGGACAGGGCGTCCGTACCAGTTTCGTTTCCGCACCGACTACGGCGCGAGCTTCACGATGACCGACATCCCAAACACCAGCATGGCGACGATGCTCCGCTGTCAAGAGTGGTTGCTTCGGGGCGAGGCTGTCACGGTCAACACCGGTGACGCGGCGAACCGGAGCTACACGACCTGCTATCTGGCGCCTGATGGCGATGTCACCATCACGTTGCAGGACAAGAACCTGTTGCTCTACTCGATGTCGTTCACGCTGATTAACGGCGCGGCGTCTCCCTCCGCGATGCTCTGCCTCTACGACTGATGCCGACCCAAGCCTACCGCCTGACCATCAAGTCCGCTGACGGGCTGACCGATACGCTCGTCATCACCTCCCTACGCGGAGGCACCAACCCCTATATCGCGGCAGTCCCGAGCGGAGATGGGCAAGAAGTCGATCTCCTGACGGGGGCTGTCCGCACGGGCGCGTATGTGGTCGAGGTGGTGGATGTTGTTACCGGATCGGATACCACCGGCACCCTGCGGTTGGTGACGAGCCAAATCTATGACGGCACCGACCAGTTCCTGTTGCTGGAAAACGGCGACAAGATTCTGCTCGAGAACGGCGACCCGATCGAGCTAGAGGCGAACAATGCCGAGTTCGGGCGTCCGCATCTGCTGTCGCGCAAGGCGTTCTTGGAGATGTCCTCGGACGGCGGCTCAAATTGGGCGGTGTGGCAGGCGGGCTACCTGACGAGTGTGCGGCAGGTCGATGCCATCCGGTACGCCTTTACCATCAGCAACACGCGGCGTGTCGAGCAGACCCAACGCATCTTCGCGTGGGATCGGACGGCGGAGCGGACGGCGTTCCCGAAGCGCGGGTGCTTGTTTGGCGGGCCGGTCATCGGCGGCTTCGGCGCGTCCGAGGGGTCGAACCTCACGCCCGACTCGGGTGGCTGGGAGTTCAGCATCCTCGATACGGCGACCAGCTTCCTGTCGGGCGACGGTGCGTATTCGGCCCTTGTCTCGCTAGACTTCGTGGCGGCGTATCTCCAACCGAATTACGAGCGCAAGACCGTGCTAGGGCAGACGGACTTTGAGAAGCTGTATGCGAATATCGCGCCGTTCGTGTCCTACGATACGCCTGACGCGGTGCCGGTCGGGACGAACTGGGCAGGGCTGAACGATCGCTCGCCGGTCTATGCCTACCCCGGTGTGAGGGCGTTGCTTGAGGATAGCGCAGGCAATACGTGGGAAGGCACCATCCGTGGCCTGTTCACGCCGCAGAGCAACCTGAACTACTCGACGCAGTTCACGCAGGTGGGTGGCGAGAAGCGGCTGTTCGTTCAGCTTGACGGAAGCTCTGTGACCGCGCTTGGGGCGATCACGCCTGCAATGACGCCGGGCACGCTGGTGCGGGTGCGGGCGGTGAGCGCCCTGACCACCGAGCAGTCGCCGCTCTACTTCGACGAGCATCCAGTTGACGTAGCGACCAAGCTGTACCAGTTGATCGGGCTGACGGTCGATAGCGCGTCTGCCGATACGGTCAAGGACGGCATCGGCCCCGACACCTATCTGGCGTGCCGCATTACCGAGCCGCAGAACATGGCGGAGTTCTTGGAGTCCGCGCTGTTCGGGCCGTTCGGCTTTGCCGCTCGCACGACAGCGGCAGTCGTTAGCGGCGTACTGCAACCCGTGGTCGAGTTCTTCCTGACGCGCGAGCTTGGCACGTCGGCCCCGACGCTGACCATTACCGACGATGACTTGGTTGGCGACAGCCCGCCGCCCATCTTCGACTTGGACGAGGCCACGGCGGTTACGGGCTACAGCATCAAGCAGAAGAAGTTCACGAAGTGGGTGCAGAACCAGCAGACCACGGAACAGCCGCCAGCCGATATGCTGGTCGAGACCGAGGTGCCGTATGAGATTGTGACGGGCGACACCACCA